ATAGACTCATCAATAAGTCTATCATAATGACTATTTTTCTTGATTGTGGTATTTGTCATCTTAATTTCTTCTTATAATTTATTTATAATCACCATAGGTTTTTTGTTCTTTTAATGATTTTTTGAAGACTTTTAGGGTTTCATATAAGGCACTTCCCTTTGGATAATATGAGGCAGTTATGGATGAAGTCTTGGATGTTGTTGGTTTATCTTTATTTTTTTCTTGGGCTATTTTTAAATCTATTCTTTTCATCCTTTCTTGTGCATCCAATTCACGTTGTCGTGCAGCCATATTTTGTGCTTCCGCTGGATTGGGTCTTACCATAGGTGCTGGACCGATTCTAGGGGCGCCATAAGGGGCTGCTTTGGGTCTTGCTGTGATAGTAGATGAAGGACCAATAACCCCACTTGAATTTCCTCCTAGGCCGCCTGGGCGCGGTCCTGCTGGGGTTGCAGTAGGGGAAGTGCTAGAAGCAATTTCATATAGAATTTTTTTTCTTATGTAATCTCTTCTTTTCATTATTAAATTTAACATTAGTAAACATATTTATAAAAAAAGAGGGCCTTTTGAGCCCTCTGTTCATAAAACATCGTTTGTAATAGATTCAGTCCATAAAGATTCATAATCATAGTCTCCGAATAGAAAACTGTCATTTTTGGCAGCTTCTTTGTATTCGGTTTTTATTACATCTAATAAACAATCAGTTGATTCAGAATTTTCGTCTGGCAGTTCTTTTTCCATTATAGTTTAAAGTCACTAAAGTCGTTCATATCTACATCCTGCACAACTCCACCAATCACATATGATTCAAGAGGTTCTTCTTGGGGTGGATTTTGTACGTTTTTACTATTTAGCCAATCTTCTGTCCATGGGAGAGGATTATTATTTGCTGGGATTCCGAACATGGGCTTGAGGCCAACGGCCTTCATCCTTCTATTGGTAATCCATTCAACATAATCGTGTAAAAGCTTCTCATTGAGACCTATCATAGATCCGTCTTTAAACAAATATGCTGCCCAGCGTTTTTCTTCTTCTGCGGCTAATTTATACATTGAGTAAACATACTCTTCTTCTTCTTTCGCAATCTTCTTCATGTCTGGATCATCTGATCCATTTTTCCATTTTGTTAAAATATTTTGCGTTAAGAAGAGATGTAAGCGTTCATCCAAAGCAATCTTAGAAATGATCTTTGCAGAACCTTCCATCAAATGCAGTTGTCCGAATGCAAAAGAACATGCAAACGAAACATAAAAACGAACACCTTCTAAAATATTAACATTTGCAACAGCTCTATAAAGTTTTCTTTTAACTTCATAAAGCTCTTTTTTACCTAGGTCAACACCCTCCTGATTGAATTTCCATAAGTTTGAATATCCATATTGTTGAGATGAGTTAAGAAATTCATCATAAGAGTTTGTTACGCTTTTTGCTCTTTCAAGAATTTTTTCGTCATCAATAATCTTATCAAAAACATCCGAGGGATTTGCATAAACATTTTTAATGATATAGGTATAAGAATAACTATGAATCATTTCCATGAATTCCCAGGCAATCATTGCAGATTCTAATTCTGGTAAGGAACAGAATGGCAGAAATGCCATTCCAGGTCCTCTACCTTGAACTGAATCGAGCATGATTTGATACTTCAAATTAGAAGTAAAAATATGCTTTTGTTCAGGACGTAATTTTTGATAATCACTTCTATCCTTGAGCAATGAATAAATCTCAGGTCTCCAGAATGCCCCAATTTGATCCTGGGTCAATTTGTAGAAAACGGGAAATTTATTCACATCGTATCTTTGGACCCCCAAGGGAGATCCAAAGAACATTGGTTGTTTACTGTAATCAGATATATTTTTATTAAAAACTGTCATTCCATGACCATCAAATTTTACACCCATCACAATCCTCCTCTTCTAGTTCTAATAATTCTTGAATTATATTTTCTGTATTTAAATCACTATATTCTTCTATAGTATCACTATCCTTTTTGCTGTCATAAGTATTGCAATAATATGCAGTTTTATGTCCTAGTTTATAGGCAAGCAAAAAGTCTCTTACAATTTTACTTTGTGGAACCTTTTTATCTGGATAATGTTCTGGGTTATAATTCCAATTAACACTAACAGCCTGGTCTGTGAACTTTTGGAATACTGCAACAATATTGAAATAACCTTCATTTGACTTCATATCCCAGAGTAGGGTATAAGCATTTTTTAGGGTTGTATATTGTGGCACTATCTGTTTAATTTTTCTTTTAACAGATAGGTATCCTCTTGGTGGTTCAATTCCACTTGTAGAATTTGAAACTACGCTTGATGCTTCTGATGGCATTAGAGCGGTTAAAGTAGTATTTCTTAAGCCATATTGAAGTATATCCTTTCTAAGAGCTTCCCAGTCATGACGAAGAGGCTCATTACAAATTTCGTCAACATCTTTCTTATAAGTATCGATTGGAAGAATTCCTTCAGCGTACTTAGTTTCGGAGAAGCCTTCACATACTCCTTTTTCTCTTGCCAACTTATTAGAAGCCTTGAGTAGATAATATTGAATACTTTCCGCAGTTTTGTGGACTAGCTTGCAGGCTGCAGGATCCTCATATTTTAGATTATTTTTAGCTAGAAAATGAGCTAAATCAATAACACCAACGCCCAAGGATCTATACTTTTTGGTAGAAATTTCTGCAGCTTTTACTGGATACTCTTGTATATCAATTAATTCATCCAGGGCTCTAACTATAAACTCACAAACTTCTTCCATTTCGGAATCTGATTTAATTGCAGTTAAGTTTACTGCAGATAGCACACACAATGCAATTAAACCATTTTCGTCATCAATGTGTTCAATTGGCTCAGTCAGTAAGCAAATTTCTAAACAAAGGTTGCTCATTTTTATGACCTTTTTATAAGGTCCATGAGAATTCGCATGGTCTATGTTAAAAATATAGATTCTGCCAGTGTCTTTTCTCTCAGTTAGAAGTTCATCACGAATAAGTTCTACTGCCGAAACAGTCGTTCTTGGAATAGACTCATCTCGTTCGTAACTAACATATAAATCGTCAAATGCATCAGTCCCAAAAGCATCAAATAACCCTGGAACGTCGTTTGGTGAAAAGAGAGAAATTTTTTCATTTTTAAGGAATCTTTCGTAAAATAGTTTTGAAATACTTACCGCATAATCTAATGATCTTGCTCGGTTTTCTTCGTTTCCTTTATCATTCTTTAGCACAAGAAATTCTCTGATTTCCTGGTGCCAGATTGGCATATAAAGAGTAGCAGATCCCTTTCTTATACCACCCTGAGAACAAGAATTAAGAATAGCCTCGAATGCCTTGATAAATTGAACGATGCCAGTATGAATGGCCTCTCCATTTCTAATTTTAGAATTGATACCTCTAATTCTACCAACATTGAGACCGATTCCGGCCTTGTTTGTCACATATCGTAATAGGGCCTCAAAAGTAGCACCGATAGATGGGATGCTGTCGCCACAGTCTAATAATGTGCAGCTTGCATATTGTTTCTTTCTCGTTCTAACACCAGCATTTACCGGAGTTGGTAAATTAATCTTGAATTTACTAATAAAGTCATAGTATTTTTTTACATATGACAGTCTAGTTTCTTTTGGGTAATTTGCAAAGGTTGTGAGAGAGTTCATAATATACATGAACTGGGGCGTCTCATAAACCTTCTTAGTGCTGCGATCTTGTACTAGATATTTGTCTACTACTTGCTTTAAACCTGCATATGTAAACAATAGGTCCCTATCATGATCAATAAAACTATCTACTTCTTGTAGTTCTTCTTTGGTGTAATTTTTTAAGATCACACTATCATAATAACCATATTCTATTGTTTTGACAATATGATCATAAAGTCTTGGCATGTCAATTCTTCCGCCATATAGACTTTTTCTAATTGAAAAAAGAAGAAGTCTTGCTGCAACATATTGATAGTTGGGGTGATCTAAACTGATTAGATCTGCAGCTGCCCTAATTAATATTTCCTGAATTTCAGCAGTACTAATTCCATCATAAAGTTGAATTCCAGATTTCATTTCAACTTGTGATGCAGAAACTCCAGAGAGATCCTTACATGCAATTTCCACCATAAGGTGAATTTTATTTAAATCTAAGGTTTCTATTTCATTTGATCTTTTTAATACTTTGATGCTATTGCTCATACTTTTTTCCATTCGATAAACTTAACTTTTGCCTGTAAACCTGAATATACATTAGAATTAATAATTTCTACTGGATCATGACCAGCTAGAACCATTAAATTTATATCTTTTTCTTTAAGATAGGAGGGCCATATTACAATCTGTTTTTCTTGGTTTATAATCTTTTCCATTCTAGAACAAATTTCTCTGTTTCTTGGTTCATTATCAAAAACAAAAACTACATCATTAAAAGATAGATTATCAATATTTGCATCCGCACCACACATAGCTATGCTATTTGGGATAAATTCAGAATCAAATGCTCCTTCTAAGACATAAACTTTTTTACTTGAATTTACTTTATCTAATCCATATATTTTAGAAAATGAATCATTAAGAATGATTGTAATATATTTAACATCATTGGAAGATATAGATCTGCCGATAAATCCAAACAATTTTTTATCCGGGCTGTATAGTGGTATTACAATTCTGTCTTCATCGTAATTGATGTTGTTGAATGTAAACTTTTTAGTATTAGTCCACTCTCTAAACTTGGCTGCATAGTAAAAATTATTTGGATTAATGTTTCTATCTTCTAGATATTTTTTTGCCCTGGGATTTTCTGATGCTTTAGGAAGATCCAGTTTTTCCTTAAATATTGGGGCTTCAAATTTTACTTTAGTTGTTGCCAACTCTTTTGTTGAGTTGGATTGTTTTTTTGCAAACTTATCTAGTGAGTAGTATCTGTGAAGTTCTGAGTCGAATTTTTTTAAGAAGGTGCTAAAAGAAAGACTCTCTCCACAATTATGACACTTATAATTTAAATTTACACCTATTCTATAAAAATATCCTCTAGTTTTATTTTTGTTTGTGGAAGAATCGCCACAAAAAGGACATCTAAAAGTATAGGTATCTGTTTTTATTTTTTTAAATTTTTCTAGTCTACTAGAAATTTTGCTTATATATTCGGAATCAATAAAGTCCATAACAAAGCCCTAGTGAGGGGCTATCATAGCACACCCCCTAGGGCCTGTCAAGGATCTTTGTGATTATATCATTTGAGAGAGTTAAATTTATAAAAATCTTGGATAGTTGGAGGATTTAATGAAACTTCTCTGACCATTTTTTGAGGTTGAACAGGTGGATTATCATTGTTAAAGATTTCTACAAATATTCCACCGGCTAATTGAGAAACTACTGTTACTATCAAAGATGATATAATACCCATTCCCAATGCAATAAACTTAGTTTTATTAAGATCCTTTATCTCTGCTTCAGCATCTTTTAATCTGGTTTCTATGCTGCTCTTGTCTTCCTTTATTTTTAATTCAAATTTCTCTTCCAAAGAATCAAATTTTTTCAAGACTGCTGCATGATCCTGATTATTTTTTTCTTCTATTTTTTTTATTTGATCTAATATATCGTGTTCATTTTTGGAATTATTATCTAATTTCTCTTCATGAACAGCAAGCATTTTGGAAATGTCTTGGCTTGTTTGACCTAGTAATTGAATGGCCTGATCTATTTTTTTAAACATGGCTTCATATGAAGTCATTCTTTCTTCCAGAACGGCCAATTTTGTTTCGGTAGTATCTTTGGAAAACATAGAACCTCCTGACTAATACACGAAACAAAATGTTATTGTTATTACATATATTATTTATTCTTTTTCTTTTTCTTATTATATAGTTTTCTATATGGAGCTGGAAGTCTTCTCATGTATCTAGATCTTCCATCTAAAACTGGGTCTACCCCTGCAACTGGCCCACTTGGCTCCGAACTTGCACTAAATCCAGGAGTTCCTGAAGAACTACCAGTATTTATATTTGGACCAGAAAAATCCTCGTTTCGAAGATTTCTAATAATATTAATTAGATTTTCTACGGCTTTTTCTTTCATATCGAGTTTAATATAATTAAACAATTTTTATCTTCTATTATAGTGTCGATTTCTGACTTTGGATAAACTGGTATTCTATTTAAAAATATAAGAAAACTTTTTATGGAGGGCCACAACTCTTTTTCTAAATTATAAAATAACAATGGTATAGTAGCATCATTAAAAACATTAAATAAAACTATTAAATGATTTAAAATTAAGTGAGTTTTGAGGATGCCTGTATTTTTATAACGCTTTAGTAAACGTTTAATATATTTTATTCTTTTAAGGTCATCCTCAAAATCTTCTTTCGTCACGGCTTGGGGATTATCATAAAATTTTATAGCAAATAATAGATAATTATTTTCATTCAATTCATTAAATCTCATTATTTATCAAGCATAGGTTAATCTTGCTGGATTTGATGTAGTGGTTGTAACGCCACCTGTTCCACTTGCGGTAATTAGAACTCTATAGTAATTTCCGTTAGGTCTAGTGGAAGTTGTGGTAGTAGCAGCAATTCCTAGAGTTGCGGTTGTAGAGTTACTGTAGATAACACCATTACTTACAGCTGTATAAGTTTTGTTATCTGGGGATGTCTGCCATGCATATGTCAATGAAGTTGATGGAGTAGATGCAGCAACTACGGCAAAAGTTGTATTTGCGGTTGTTGCAATACCAACTCTATTAGCAGGTTGAGTGTCAATATCAATTACATAGTCGGAATATCTGGTATCATCTGCAGCATCCCCGGCAACTCCATATGAAGCAGTTCCAGTAGTAATACCAGAGAACGCAACAAGGGTCTCAGATTTTACACGAAGCACCAATGATCCGTCTGCATCAGAACGTGCCATGTAAGTTTTTACGCCAACCCATCCAGCATGGGTGACTTTATATTTAGTATTTACAGCAGCAACTGCTTCATACTTATCGACACCTGCAATATAATTTACAGTGTTTCCCACTCCAAGTACTGAATAATTGGAATCATGTAAAGTATATACTGGTTTTTGTGATACTGTATAACCTACTCCTGAAATTGCCCGACCGCTCAAAAATTGAGTAGAAGCGATTGAGAGTACAGTTTGAGATGTAACTCCTGAAACAACAGCCTCACCAAAAGTTTTGCCTACTCCAATGCTAATGACCGAACCAGTAGAAATACCAACAAATGAAGTTCCTGAACCTGTAACTTGTTTTGTTGCGTAATTAACTGTTACGGTACCAGGAGAAAAAATACTATCGGAAGTTCCCCAAAGTGCCATTATTGTTACCTATAAAAATTCTTTTCTATGTTTATTTATACAAAAAGAGACCCCTAGGAATAGGGGTCTCTTAAATATTATACTAGTCTCATGGAGTAGTATCTTTTGCTCCCTTTTCCTTTAGGAATTTCTGGGCTTGCAATAAAAGAAATGATAGAATACCATTTGCTTTTATATTAGGATTTGCACCAAGAGCTTCGGAAATAAGGAATAAAACAGTTGCAATTAGGGCTTCATTAGAAGAAAACCATGCAATGATAGCTGCTAAGCTCATTTTTAGTACCTTTAATAACTATAACTATTTATAAATTAGAAAGCTTCTCTAGTACGGATGCTTGGTTGTGTTACATTTGGAATGCTTTTTGGTCTTCTTTTGTTTATTAAGGCTTCCTGATTTGGTGCAGTAACTAGTGATTTTGCTGCACTTTTTATTGCTCTTCCAGGACCACTTAAAGCATTAACAATCTTATCAGAACCTTGCTTTATAGATGCAGGAGATTCTCCTGGAGTTGCAAATGCCCCACTCACAACATTACCAATGGCGCGAGTAATACCATAACGTTCGTCAATTATAGTTCCAGATGGCTCATAGGACATTTTTAATCCCATCGAACGTAGTTTATTTTTTAATACGTTTCTTCTTGCATACTCACCCCTTGGATCATCATTTTCATTTTTATCACATCCACATCCTTCTTTTACATGAGAAGGAATTCCGGCATGTTTTGTTGAGGCAAACTTTTTAGCTTCCTTTTTAGTAATTGATCCTACAGCATCCTTAACTTCTTTACTCATTGGTTTTTTGCCCCTTTTGCCCTTTTTAGCAGCATAAACCATACCCATAAATTTTTGCTGGGCATCACTCTTAGCTTTTTCGGTTAAAATTACACCTAAAGACTCATAAGAGGACATAATATTGCCTTTTTTATTTTCCCCATCATTAGGATTGATTTCTACCGAATTTTTTCCGGCCATTACATCAATAGTCTTTTTCTTTTCTTTCTTATACTTTTTAGCTTCTTTAACTTGTTGAACTTTGTTGGTAACTACTTTTCTTCTGTTTTTCAAGTAAGAATCGCTAGAATCAGTATCACCATCATTATCTACATCAGCATCTTCCTGTCCAACTTTATCAAGGGCTTTCTTTCTACCTGTCTTATGATCATCTGGTTTATTTTTCTTTTCACCTTCGTATGGCTTACCATACTCGGTCATTTCGACTGATGCTATTTGTGAATTACCTCTTAATTCATTAACTTTGTCTCTAGTGGCATATCTAACATAAGAAACTCCATTTTTATCAGAGACTCTTACCTTATATTTTTTTTGTCTTATTTTACCTCTTTTTTCCTGACCTACAAGATTCTCGTCTTTGTAAGTTCTTTCATTTAAATATGCTTCTGCATAATCTTCAGGAGATGGTCCAGTTCCTTCTACAAATACCTTATACATTGCCTGGGCAACCGATGAAGATGCTAGATCATAAATGCCGTAATCTTCCTTCATTGATCCTCCAGATCCTCCAGAAGCTCCAGATCCTCCAGAAGCTCCACCAGGAGCACTTTGATCTCCACTACCACCTTCTTCCTTGCCCATTATACGCTTTCTTACTTCAATTTTTCCAGCACCACTCAAAGTACTGTTCTGCATATATTGAGAATATGCTTGCATAATTGAAATATTTTCTCTTCTAGCTCTATATCTAATGTCATAGATAGCTTGACGAACTTTTTTATCTTCAGAAGATTCTATCCCTTCTGGCTTTTTATCGTCAGCACCAGGCCCATTAGGTCTCTGTGGCTTCTTATCGTCCCCAGAATCTTTTTTATCACCAAAATTAGATGATGATGATTTCACTGGGAATTTTCTTGCAGGTAGATCCTCGGCAATATATTTTTTCATGAGAAAGAATTGATACGTTTAATAGCTATTTTTATTTATGAAATTTCGTTACACTAGATTTAAGTCTGGTAACCAGGACTTAAACATTATTTTATTTTCAGTAACGCATATGAGATAATTAGCACCTTTTCTTATTATTTTTCCTACTAGTCCAGTATTATTATTTTCTACAATGTCTCCAATATTAAATACCTTTCCATTTATGTAGTGTTCTCTTAGAGTCTTTATATCATATTTAGGAGCAATCTCCCACATATTATATCCTTCTTTTATGTTCATAGAACCTCTAATAATGAAGAAGAATTCTAAGGCTTCTTTTTTAGTTAAGACGGGAGGAAGAGCATTTCTAAATGTATAAAAATCTCCCTCCGCTGCTGCCTTTCTCATTCTTGAAGAAGAATAATCAGTCTTATTTTTTCTTCCATCTGCATCTACATCAAATTCACCAACAGGAACAACTTCTATAGAATCAAACAAATACAATTGACCATTATATTTGTTTGATAATCTATCAAACTCCTTGACCCTATCAGGACCAGTAAATATTCTTATAGCAGAATATCCATCTAGATGTGCTTTTTCTAAAACATCATAAATGGTGATCATATTAGAATCATTTACTATTCTTTCACTATGATATGGGAATAGTTTCCTCATAAAGGAAATTTTTGTATCTGGATCCAAAGGATTTTTGTTTTTATCCTGGGATCTCGATGGAACAATGATATAGTCGCTCATATCTGAATCTGCATAATATGCAGCAGTGTCCATCAGTTCTTGGTGCCCTATAGTAGGTGGATTAAATCTTCCAAATACTACATTAAGATACCCCTTATCTTTTTCAACCATAGGCAAGGTTGGAGCAATAGGTAATTGTGTTCCATCTGGTTGAACTGCCATAGGTTCCATTGGAACTTCTGGGGCCATTGGGGCGCCCGCCTGGGCTGGATCTTCAACTGGAGGCAATGGCTCTGCTCCAGTAGATGCAGTGGAACCGAGTGGAATTCTTTTCTCAAATTCTGTTTGAGGTGGATCTTTTTTACCAGGAACTTGTCTTTTATTAAAAAACTGTAGTTTTCCATCTACAGTTTTTGCTTCATATTCTCCGGTTGCTCTTTTATACCATCCTCCATGACCATCCCCAACTAACCCTAAGCTTTTAGCTCGTTGGGATGGAGTTTTTGCTTCAATAATAAATTCTTGATATGTTTTCATTTCTTAGTATTACTCTGATGGTTATGAATGAAGGATAAAATTTCGTTTTTGTTGTTCAAAACGTATTTTATTATTTCACTTCTATTTTTAGTGTATTTAGTTTTTAGTGACTTACTCTTACTATTATTTATTTTATTAGAAAACAACTGATACATGAAGTACAAAAAATCCTCATAAATCCCGTCATAACGACGAGACTTACGAGGATAAAAATCAATAAAATCTGTCACTAACTGGTATAAACCCTCATTTTTAAACATTTTTTTAATTATTTATAAGTCTCCTTCTTTTCGATTTTCTGAATAGAATACATCAAATTCTCCACCAGGATAACGACTGCTAAGTTTTTCTACGTTTCTAGCAATAACATCATCAACAGAAACACCCATAGCCATGCAAGCTTGAGCAACATACCACATAATATCGCCAAGTTCAATAATAAGATGCTCTCTATTCGCATCAGTATATTCCTTACCTTGGAAAATAATTTTCTTAATAATTTCCAAGAATTCTCCACCTTCCGCATTAATTCCTACTCCAGCTGTCAATAGACGTTCAATGTTGCACTTATTTGGATTACTTTCATCTGAAAGAGTTTGCAATCTTTCAATAAAAGACTCAAAATCTTTTGAGCAGGCTGAAGTTACACCATCAACAAACTGCTGATATTTGTCAAAATCAATTTTTTTCATAATAGACCTCATTCGAATTTTAGTTTTGAAAATTTGTTTATAATATCTTTTGTTTCAGAATTAGAATAATCAATGGTCTTACCCATATCATATATTCCCTCCTGGGCACTTTCTTCTAGATTCAATAATCTCATTTTTTCTCTATCTACACCAATAACTCTTCTTTTGTTAATAGTTGGATCATTGTATCTATTTTTAAGTTGCTTGACCATTATCTGATTAAGCCCTTCCAATTCTTCTGTGCTGATAAGTGCAATCATTAAGTCTGCCGTCGCAGGCAAGCCAAAGGATTCGGAAGTATCGGTTAAATCTGGATCAGAATTTCCATGACCCGATCGGGTAGTTTGTGTTGCGCTTACTATTGGCACATTGAACTGCACTGCAAGACCTCTCAATTCTTCTGCAATAGCTTTGATATATGTGTAAGAATTTATAGATCCATTTCCTTTGAATCTAGAAGACGCACAGATGTTCAGATAATCTACGAAAATTATGTCAGGTCTAAATGATTTTTTTAGAGCTAATTCATTTAAAAGAGCCTTAAAATGACCTACATGAGCAGAGCCCGTAGGGTACTCTTTGATGATTAATTTTCCGTTAGTTTTTGAGGCTAGCTTTATAATTTTATTTTCGTAGGTATTCTTTGTTATTGAAAAAAGTTCTTGTACCGGAACATCTAACAAATTAGCATCGATTCTTTCTGCAATTTTTTCTTCTGACATTTCAAGGGTAATGTATAACACATTTTTCCCTTGAAGTAATACAGAAGATGCAACGTGACACATGAACAGAGATTTTCCAACTCCTGTTCCAGCTAGAATAATATTCAGAGTTTTTCTTGAAAGTCCTCCTTTGGTTATACTATTTAAGTAGTCTATATCAAACGGAATCTTCTCTTCTTTTCTATGATAAAAGTCATAACGTTCTGAATAATTTTCAATGTAATCATGACCTACATTTGTATCAAAAGAAAGCGACAATGCTTCAGATAAAATATTAGGAATGGCATCTCTAGTTTTTGACTTAGATTTGCCATTGATAATTTCTAATGATTCACTAATAGCTAAAAATATTGCCTTGTCTTTACACCATTTTTCTGTAGTGTCTACTAGCCATTTTTTGTTAACGTCTTTTTCTTCAAAGGAAGATATTGTTGTTTTAATTTCCTTGTATTCACTTTCCGTTAAGTCACTTCTATTATCACATTCAATTGATAATGCTTCTACATCAATGTTTTTACCATATTTTGTGAGATAGTTTGATAGTTCTTCAAATATAACTCTTTCTGTTCTTTTTTGAAAATATTCGGGTTGAATAAATGGTATAACTGTTTTAGTAAAATCATCATCAAATATTAAATTTTTTAGAATTGTTAATTCTAGTCTATCCATTATTTACTAGTTTCCATAACTAAATGTATTTTTTGCATATTCATTAATCTTGTTCATAACTTCTTCGGTGAAGTATGTTTCTGGATTTCTTAATATTTCTTTTTCAAAAATCTTTTTACCTTCAATTTCATATCTACCTGCATTGTATTTCCATACTCCAGCTTCTACTGCCAGTTGAGGTAAACCATAATATCGATCTAATCCCCTATGATCATAGAATAGTCTAATTTCTACTTCTTTATTTTCTTTGCTCAATCTAGACTTAAATGTTTTGGCCTTGATAATATTTCCAATAACCTCGGTGCCATCTTTTTCTTTTTTCTTAGAAAGATAGATTATGGTAGATGCTGCATATTTTAATCCAGAACCACCTGATAGCTCTTTTGTAGGTACATATGAATTATGAGATACTGTACCATCTCCTAAGATATAATGATGTGCATTTTCTACTTCAATATCATAAACTTTAACACTTTGATCTAAGTTTTTAATTTTTTTAATTTTTTTGATTTTAATACCAATGGTCATTTAATACTCCTTTGCTACATATTTATAATCATGTCTATTATGTAATATATGAAACATAAACATCATATTATACCTAAACATATGGGTGGAACAGATAATCCAAATAATTTAATTGAATTGTCTGTAAAAGATCATGCACAAGCTCATTATGATCTCTGGAAAAAACATAATTGTATAGAAGACAAAATTGCTTGGCTATGTTTATCTGGAAGAAAGTTGTCAGAAAAAGACAGAATTGAGTTATCTATTTCTGGTTTTAAAAAATTTCTATTAAACGAGGAGAAAGTCCAAGAATGGAAAAAGAAAATATCAACATCTCAAAAAGGCAAAACTCACTCAAAAGAAACTAAATTAAAATTATCTATATCATTAAAATTAGCATATAAAGAAGGTCGAAAAAAGAACTTCGTAGATAAAGATGCGGCTAGAAAACGATATTATGATAATAATATGGCTCAAATTTTAACAGATTCTAGAAAAAAATCGGAGAAGTGGAGATTGTCCGTTACATCCGAAGAAATAAAGGCTAAAAAAACTTTGGCCGATCCTAGATCTAAAAAAGTAACTGTAAATGGGATGATTTATAATTCAATTAGAGAAGCATCTAAGAAAACAAACATAAATTATTCAAAATTAAGAAATATTTTATTATCCAATATTAATGATAACATCTTCTTCTGTTAAATCGCAAACTTCCTTCCATTCCCCATCCTGAGTCATTAATTTATGTTCTCCAGTTAAATTATAAATTGATCCGTTTTCCAGTTCAACTTCGTAATATTCTTCAAACTCATATTCATATGTATTAATGACTTTTTTTGGTCCTACCATTGTTTCTACATAATCACCAACTTTAATTTGTGATATGTCAACATTTCCGAGAGGTGTTTTAACTTCTGTGCCTCTAAGAGCACATCCAATAACATCGTAAACATGATTAGTTACGATGAGCGGTATATTGGCTTTTCCTAATTTCAATGTCAACATCCTAAATGTTCCCTTGATGAGTTGAGATTTTGTCATATCTCTAACTTGTTTATCGCTGAGAGTATCAGTAATTTCTTTTTCAGTAGAAAGCATCCCCAAGGAATCCAATACTACCATGCAGGGTTTTCTTTCGTCAAGGGGCTTCTTTAGATATAAATCAACTGCCTTGAGTGCTTTTGATCTAAATTCTTCTACAGTAACTACATTCAATACAATGATTCGTTTTGTATCAATTCCCTTGGTTTCTAATAAAGATTTGGTAATAGCAGACTCACTGTCAAAATACAAACAATAACCCTCTTTATTAGACTCTAAAAAGTTTTTAACAACTGCAAGTGAGAAAAACGTGTTGTGGTGATATATTCCAGATTTTGGATTAGAAATATACCAATGGGGGGCATCGATAGAAATATCATATACATTTTCAATTCCAATTGATGTTTTTTTTATTATATTTTTTTTACCATAAGTAGAAGTAATTTCTTTAGCATCGATAGCACTAATATTAGTTCTAGTATTATAATCCATAAAAATATGATTTACAGAACATTCAAATTTATCACCATCATCAAAATCCAAACGAATAACTTCATTATTATGTTTAGTCACTACTTGATTTATTTTAGTAATCCCAGTAGGTGTTTTTACATATAAATTATCGGTCACTCGATATGGAACTTCATGTTCTCCCTTTCCATAAAGTTTGTAAAGTTGTTCATAAGTAAGTTCAAGTTCAACCATTTTTAAATTCCTCTAAAATTTCTAATGCTTTATTTAAATTGTCTTCAGTGTATTTGAAACATTCTGTAGTTTTAATTATACTTGGATTGTAAGAATTTTTGAAGTGCTTGTGAAACCTATTTTCTAGTTTGACGGCATTTAAAGATTTCATTTTATTAAATAAAAGTAAGTTGTAATTTAATGAAACACTCCATCTTTTTGCTATTGTATCTTGTTTAGTTAATCCATATTTTATAATCATAGTATCGTTAATATCCACTAATACTATCATATAAAAGTTTAAATTGTCAATATTTACAATAGTATTTTCAGTATAATACCCAACATGAGAATTTAACTTTCTTTTTCATTAATTTCGTTTAAATTTTTACCAATTTTATAAAAAGATTTAAACCATTTATCATTACGTTCTTTCCACTTTTGTTTACCTATTTCATTTCCATATTTTTCAATATAAAAATTTATTCCTCTAGATTGATGTTTGGATACAATTAATTTAGATTCATCCTCACTGTAGCCCTTTTTTATCCAATATTCAGGTCTTCGTATCGAACCTTCAATATAAGTATTTGGATTTTTATTTAATCTAAAATATTTTGAAGATTTTCCCGTCTCTATCTTTTTATTTTTAAAATCTAAAAATTTTTGTATTCCAACTTCTTCTCCATATTTTTCAATCCAATAATCAATTTTATGTACTTTTGCTTGTGATAGTTTCATATTTTGTTTTTGCTCTTCGGTTCTTTTTGAACCTAAGTTTAATTTTCCATTATTTTGAATTTTTTAATTTTATCTTTAGCCTCTTCTTCACTAAATCCTTTTTTTAACCAATACTCAACACATCTAGGACTGCATCTTTTTCTTTCTAATTTTGATTTTTCATCTGCTTCGTAATCAGAATATCCAAGGAGTTTCCAATATAGAGTTCTTCTTGGATCGTTTTTACCTTCTCCTCGCATATCTAATAGTTTTATTGAAAAGTAAATGAGTAAAATATTACAAATTATTTAGTTTATTTCTTATTTGTTCAGCAGTTTCAGCATCACAATAGATTGTTATCTTTTCAGTTCCTCTAGCGCATTTTCCCGTGCTAGATTCGCCAGCTATAGCAGTAATCTTATTACCAGAAAATCCTCCAAACATATTAGCAGATACTAGGGCATTAAAAATGTATGAGCCAGTATCTACATGATTCGTTTCTTCACTTATATCTGATGCAATTTGAGCATATTCTTCTCCAACTTCTTTTATAATATCTTTTAAAAAATCCATATAATCTCCTTATTCGAACATAGACATAACACTTGTTGATTGCTTGGACTTCCATCCAATTGTTTTTAATATAGTTTCTAATGGATTAAGAAACGTTTTTTCAAACTGACGCTCATAATCAATATGTTTCTTCAAGTTAAACTCTTTTGGTATAGTAGAAATAAATGATATTACATCTTCTTGTATTATATTAGGCACTTTTAAATAAATGTATTTTATTTTCTCTCCATTATTAATGAGAGAGTGTTTGTGTTTTAAATTGTGTTTATTTAAATAGTGATTGTATAGTAGGGCTCCTCTAACTTGAATAGGAGTTTTTTTCTTATAGATAGAAATATTATCACTATACTTTAAAATATTGTTAGCGGATTTTGAGATGCCTATCTGCTCAGGCTCCATCTCGAAATATTTAGTCTTGCAGTTTTTGATGTATTTGATAACATCGTTCTCTTCCTTCGTCATAATGATCTTAATTGCTTCTTTAAGCATCTCTCTACACACTTTTGGAGTATCAGATTTGATCATTTCTAGACCAAGAATTTTTAATTTCGGGGATTCGTATCTAACCCCCTCATTATCCCATACATTTAAAACATATCTCTTTTTAGCAGTCCATATGCCACGATCAGCAATAGCCTCACGCTTCATATGCATTTTTTGATCATATGCATTTAAATAATTTGCCAATTCTTTATAAGATTTATCGATGTATGGCTCGATAGTATCTTTTGCTATTTTTTGAAGAATATCTACAATTTTTTCTGTTGGCAGATTTTTTTCATTTAAGTAAGTATCTACAATAGGTCCTAAATGAAGATATACGCTATCCGTATCAAGTGCAATAATGAAGTCTTTATCCCTTGTTCCTAAAATAGAATTTAAATAAAGGTTAAGTTTATCCTCAATCCATCTAATAGAAACCTGTCCAGACATGGTAATGGCTTCAGCGTTTTCTAATTTATAATATCTGAAATACTGATTACCAATGGATCCGTACAAACTATTGAGTCTAATCTTGATAGCCATTTGGTAATTATCATATTTGGCAATATTTTTTACCGTCTGGGCTCTTAGCTCTAAGAGTTGTTCATCAGATAATTTAGAATAGTCAATTTCATTACTCATTGTTACTGTTTGATAATAGTTTTCTTTGTTTGATTTCGTGCTCTATTTTTTCTAAATTAGTTTTTTCTTCTAACATTTTCTTTTTGTAGAACTGTCTTTCATTGAAAATACTTTCCACGATTTCTGGAAAAATGCCTTTTTTACTATTGTCATATATAGTTCCATTTGCACAAATGGACTTACCTTCATATTTCTCAAAATTTAAAGATTTATTCAGAATTTTATCAATAGAAACACCAGGACATCGTTCCTCCATAAGAGTCTCAGGAGAAATATTATATTGCATAATCAACGAAGGATAAAGAGAGGTTAGGTCAAATGACACTACCCAATCATATTTTCCTGGAATTGGCTCTTTAACATATGCACCAGCATACTTAGAATCTTTTTCGCTCGTCTTTCTAGGTGGAATAACAATATTCAATTTTTTAAGATAATTGTAAATCGTAACATCCCAAACCTTTACTTGAGAAAATATGTCATTGTAATTTACTTTGGTGCTGTATGCCACAGTGACTGCCAACTCAATTAGCTTCATTTTATCTTCAAGTTTGTCAACAATGTCAACGTCTTTTATGTTATATTGGGTAAACTTATTCCAATTTTTTGTATAAAAGTCTTTGAAGGTTTCGTATTCGCTGTGGTCTAGTTTCTTCTCGTCTAATTCTACCTCACCAATATGATCCAAGGAATAAGACTCCTGAGATTTATAAGTGAATTTTTTATAAAGAGTCAAGTAATCTAGAGAAGAAATTCCAACCCAATCAAATGTAATATAAGTACGATTTGTTTTATTATCGACTGTTTCTCCTTCATGTACCATTCTCCACGGAGAGAGTTTTCTGGAGTAGTTTTCACCCAATACGCGAATAATTCTTTTTGTTAAATAAGGAATATCAAAGAAGTTAATATTCCAACCACTAATTATATCTGGAATATTGTCTGGATCTTCCCACCAATGCAGGAAATTCTTTAACATATATTCTTCGTCAGAAAAATAGTTATAAGAAAATTTGGGAATATTTTCTGTATCCTTGAAAGGTTTTCTGCCCCAAGTAATTATCTCTTTAGTGCATAAATCCTTAATAGTAATTAAAAGTATTTCTTCTTCAGGATCACTGATGTTTGGGAATCCTTTCTCTGAAGTAGTTTCAATGTCTATGGTGTAGACTTTAATTTTATTAAGATCAAACTCAATGTTATCTTCTGGATACATGTCGGATATGTATTGATATACAAATCTTTCATTACCGTACACAGTGAATCCATCTACATTCTCATACTTTTTTAAAAAAGCTTTGCAATCTTTTACTGTTCCTGGTTTTATTGGTGCTACAGGCTGACCGTATATTGTTTTATAAGGGGTAGATTTTCCTTTGGGAACTGGTACATATAAAGTTGGTTGATACTCTTCTTTTACTTTGTATCGTTTACCGTTTTCATATGCCCTAATTAAAAAATTGTTACCATATGACTGAACATTTGTATAAAATTTCATTTCTGTTCAAATAATTCCAAATATTTTTTAATAATTTGATCTGATGGGGTTGCCATTGTAAGAATGTCGTCGCTGTAAATTTTTACAGAGTCGGTAGCAATCAACCCATCTAACCACTTTGTCAGTGTACCGTCTTTATACAAGGCAACATTTTCTAATGTAATGTCTCCATTTTCAGGAGAATTTTCCTTTATAATGGCATTGTGAGTAAGCTTGGCCAGTAATATCAAATTATTTTTTAGTACTGTGAGTAATATCATTTTATCCATCGATCTAATGTCCATTTAACCTCAGGCCATCTTAGCACACAGAGGCAAGCCCGTCAAGGGTCTGAATTTTACATAAAAATGGACCGCTGATTTTGAACAGCAGTCCATTCTGGCGATGATAGTTAGGTGTAACCTTAGTTATTTATTCCACTGAAGGAAGTTTCTTTTTACCAATATTATACTTAGATTCTAAAATCCAATCATTTTTTTCTTTATAAGATATTACCTTAATTTGATTTAAAGGTGCAATATTATAAACTTGACTTGGATTTACAATATTTACTAGTCCCCAATCTGCAATCAATTGGGTAATTCTATTTCTTCGTTGAATGTCATTGACAGTAAGGTTTGTTTGCTTACCATCCAATGCGAATAATTCTTTGAAAGATACGATATAGTACTTTCCTTGTTTGTGTAAAATATGGCAAGATTGGAAAAGTTTCTTTTCTTTTTTTGATGCAACACCAATTCTAGTCAAAGTCTCTCTTACTTTTAAGAAGTCATCAGGGTCACCTAATGTCACCTCAACCATTTCAGAAGGATTCCAAGCAACGGTTGGTTCATTTATAATAGTCATAATTTCCTCAAATTTATTACATATATATTATTTAGAATTTTTTATTGTTGACTTTGACAGTATTCCACCCTTTGAAACCGAAGTCTTTATTTTCTTTAGCTGTTCTTTTGTCAGTAGTTTAAGAACTTCTTTAGCTTTAGCTTCACTATAATTATAATAAATTTTTACCGAGGTAAGATCATCTACCTCATCTTTTTTTATAAGAGGAGTGTATCGTTTTCTTTTTCTTATTATATTTAAATAAAACTCGTATTGAAGTTTTTTGTCTAATGTATTATAGACATTCATCTCATTAACATACATTATACAATCAATACTACCAGCTAATATTTTGTTTATTAGGTATGGCGAATATTCGTTTATAACATTTTCATCGTCTTTTATCAAGCTTTCTTTGGTTAAATTTATGGAATTTAACCAGTCTTTTAATTCATAGCTCATTTTACCAAAAACTTCTTTTCGTATTTTAACAGCTCTTCTGGAATTTTCATATCATCTGTAGCTAGTTTATATTCAATTTCTCCATTGCTCTCTTGATTTTTTTTGTACAAACTTATATTCAAGTGCTTATATTTTTTATCACTAGGAACCTTAATGTAGAAATTATTGTTCGCATTTTTGGTCAAGGAAGAAAGTTTTATATTTTCTTCTTTTGTGACGGTGATAGTTTTACATGACTCTAAAAATATTTCTTTATATTTTTCATAATCAACGAGATAACTATCATAGTTATCAAGAATCATTCTTCCAACAAATTGAGGTGCAAGAAAATGATCCTCAACCGTTTTCTTGTTTTCTTCCTTGTTTTTTATTGCATTCAAACTAATTAAACCTGTTTTAGCAATCTTTCCACAATCATAAACTGCAGTATAAAATATTCTAGTTATTGGACGATAAAAAGTAGGATTTTTCCACAGATATAAATTGGACTTTAAGCTATTGTAAGAAGCCTTACAATAATATTCCCATCTCTCATTAATTGGTTGTATTTTCATAATTAGGTAAATTGTATTTTAAATATTCATAAAAAGTCATTTTCATTTCTTTTACGGTCATGCCGCAATGATTTGCTGCTTCTATTAGGTTCATTTTAGAGTAAAATAATAACTCATTAGCCTCCTTTACATTTTGAGGTGTGGTTTTTACTTTTTCTCTTAATAATTTTGAGTAATTGATTTCCATCATTTGAATGAACACTCGCACATAATTTCAGTCAAAGCTGCCAAGAGATTAATTTCTTGGTCTACTACAAAAGCAGATTGATATTGATACTTTGCAACGATCAACACCGCTGCGGCAGTGTTTGGACCATCCATACTTTTAGAGATTTCATTGTAAATATTTTTTAACAATACTGGAATGTCATTATCTAAATTATTTGCAGCCCATTTCCTCACTTCATTGAAGTTTTTATTCTTTAAATGACTAGTAAGTTCTGCAAGATTTATGTTATCGAATAGACTAAAAATTCCAGTATCTATTTTACCTGAAGAAGAATAGTATTGACATTCATTCAAAATTCGTCTGAAATCTGGGAAAAATTTATCAATTAATTGAATAAGAACCTTAGTATCATACTCTACATTTTGTTCCTTAAGAATAGTAATCAGTCTTTTTAAGAACTCCCCAGCCATTACTATTTTTTCTTTTCCTTTTAGAGAAAAGTCAATTACTGAGCATCTTGAATGAATGGCATCAATAATTTTGTTTTTATTATTGCAAGTAAAAATGAATCTGCAATTTGAATGAAACTCTTCGATAATAGCCCTTAAAAGTAACTGCACGTCCTTGGTAGTATTATCCGCCTCATCAATTAAAATAACCTTATGAGCAGATCCCCCATAGATGGATTTAGTGGAAGCGAAATTTTTAGCCTGATTTCTAATAGTATCTAAAAATCTACCTTCATCAGAACCATTGATAAAATAATAACTAGTATCTAATTGAGAACAAAGTGCCTTAGCAATTGTAGTCTTTCCAATTCCAGGAGGTCCATAAAGGAGAAGATTAGGATGAGATCCTTTTTTTACAAACTCTAAAAAATTATCCTTTATTCTTTTGGGTAAAATACAATCTTCAATAGTATTTGGCCTGTATATTTCTGGCCAAATAAATTTATCATCATTTTCCATAATATGATCACATACAGTATTTTTTGATTAGGGGTTTAAGTTCTTTTGGCTTACTTTCTAAGTAATAAGCCTCAACTTCCATATTAATGTCATCTTGCTTATTATTATAAAAGAAATTATAACTACTGGCTGAATAGGATGCCTCACTCATTTTTTTGATATAACTTGTTTGAACTATGTTTTTGTATATTCCTAAAGGAACACTGTTTTCTTTTTTACCCTTACAAAATTGCACTGCATGAGTCACTTCATGATAAAGAGCCTCTGCAAAGTAAGCATTTTTATTTTTAATTGTATTATCTTTTTTAATTTGATCTGTGCATACAATTATTTTAGCTGTTCTTTTGAAGGATAGAAAATCGAACTTGGTTGCAAAGTTTGCAACTACTCCATTGCGACAAATTCTGGCGTCATTTTCAATTATATCAAAATTTTTAGAAGCTAAAGAGTAAATTTCCTTAGCCTCATTATTTAAATAATATAGAAATTCAATCATTTTTCAAAGGTAGAATCATCAGACATTTGAATATAATAAGAAACGTTATATTTTTTATTATGGAATTTAGCTCCAGAAGTGGAATAAACGCTTACATCATAAGAACCAGGAATAATTAATAAGTTTTCCATGGAGAAATTAAAAGTGAATTTTTTATTAGTCACGCCAAGAATAACCGAATAATCGTTACTCTCTTTATCTCTTTTATCCCTAAGTACTAAACTCATAGTCTTTTTATCACCAACAACAGAAAGGTCATTAATACCATAAACAGAACTAGCCCGAATTAATTTTTCTAATACAGAATGCTCTAATTGAAACTCTACATCGCTTTCAATTTCTCTTGGTTTTTTGTTTTTGTTAGGCGATTTTATAAAGTTTTTATCAG